ATGGCTCGTACCAAGAAAATAGAATCAACCCCTGTACGCATCCGGTTCAAGGAACTGGAAAATGGAAACAAGTCTATCTATCTCGATATTTACTACGAGAAGAAGAGGCGGTATGAGTTTCTGAAATTGTACCTTATCCCAGAGAATTCCTCGGAAGCAAGAAAGCAAAACAAGCATACAATGAAAGCTGCTGATGCAATAAGGGCACAACGTATTCTTGAAATATCGAACAATAGAACACCCGTAACCATTTCAGAAAAGGCAAAGGTTTTACTGGTTGATTGGGTAAACGAGTATAAGAACAGAAGTATTCAACAAGGAAAGACATCATCAGAAAACCATGTGCATTCAGCCTTAAAACAATTGCGGAAATACAATGCCAAAGCTCGTTTGTGCGATGTGGATAAGGATTTCTTGGATGGCTTTGTTGAATTTATGAAAGGGCAAAAAGCAAGGCGTACCAAAGTTCCTTTTGCCAAAAAAACCATATCCAATTATCTTGGGGTTATCATTACAGCCTTGAATATGGCAGTTGATGATGATGTGTTGTCTGTAAATCCCGGATTGGCTATTGACAGGAAAGCCATTTGCGGTGAAGAAACTCCACGCGAGTATCTGACTATTGATGAAGTCCGCAAGCTCATAGAAGCGGATGCACCAAGAGCAGATGTGAAAATTGCATTTTTGTTTTCCTGTTTCTGTGGATTACGGTTAAGTGATGTCCGTGCCTTGCAATGGAAAAAAATCATTGAAGATAACGGGAATATTCACATGGAGTTGCGACAAAAGAAAACTGGTCGGATGCTGTACTTGCCACTCAACAAGCAAGCGCAAGCCTATCTGCCTCACACTAAGAGAAGTGCTGAAGATTATGTATTTTCTCTGCCTTGCACTTCTACCATTGATTTACAGTTGAAGAAGTGGGCCCAAAATGCAGGAATCAATAAAAAACTGACCTATCACATGAGTCGGCATACTTTTGCAACAATGGAGCTTACCATGGGGGCAGATTTATACACAACTAGTCAGTTACTTGGTCATGCCGATGTGGAAACAACACAAGTTTATGCGAAAATCATAGATGCTAAAAAAGAAGCCGCTGTATTACTAATAGATTCTCTATTCTAATATTTATAGTCAAACAGAAATATATTGCAAATTTTGCATGTCGCAATTATCTGTGTATCAGTCATAGCAGAAAGAAATTTTTCGTAATTCAATTCTGTTTGACCATGACAATCTTATTTCTATTTTTAAATTATACAGTATGTATTGTTTAATTAAAAATACTGTGTATATTTGCATTTTGTAGAAACAGCCTCTTTATGTCTGTTCCTCAGAAAGCTATGTTATCCATTATTGTATAGTAACATTAATCAAGATAACAAAATGCAATTAATATTTTCATGAATAATAGTACAACAAAGGTATATGGCACGTACGAAAAAGCAAGTTAAAGTAAAGGAACCTGTCCGTTTACGTTTTAATGAACTCAAAGATGGCAGGAAGTCCATCTATTTGGATATTTACTACAATGGCCGGAGAACTTACCAGTCATTGAAACTCTATCTTGTACCAGAAACGGATGTGTCGGCGCAAATCCAAAATGCCAACACACTCGCAATAGCCAATGCCATTAAGACCGAAAAAATTTTGGACCTGACCAACAAGATAGCAGGTATCACAGACCGTTCGTATAAAGCGAATATGCTTTTCACGGACTGGATGAGAGTTTATCGGCAAGATGTGGAAAAACGGGCTTCGGCATCTGCACTTATTTGGGTAGATCGGGTAACTAATGAATTGGAGAAGTACGATAACAGTGTTACCCTTGCAGAAATAGATAGGGATTATATTATGAGATTTCTCAGCCATTTACTAGATAGACCTGCACTCACACGTGACCATAACCAACTGGCCAAAAATACGGTTTTCCTCTACCTCTCTTATATACGGGCTGCACTGAATTATGCAGTTAAGGAGAACCTGCTCCAGTCAAGCCCATTCAAGAAAATCAAACGGGATATGCTTTCAGGTTCGGAAGCCAAACGTGAATATCTTACAGTAGAGGAAGTAAAACGTCTTATTGCAACTCCTTGCCGTCGGGATGATATGAAGGCTGCATTTTTGTTTTCCTGTTTTTGCGGTTTGCGCATTATGGACATCAAAAACTTGTGTTGGAAACACATTAGTAAAAACGGGAACAGGTGGCAGGTAGAAATACGGCAGTATAAAACCGGCGCATTGTTGTATTTGCCATTGAACATGAATGCACGGAAATGGATGCCGGAACAAGGGGATGCTTCTTCTGAAGACCGTGTATTTCCCAAGTTGAGTATTTGGTATAAAAGCATACTTCGCGATTGGGCCACAGATGCCGGAATAGAAAAGAAATTTTCATTCCACGTGGCGAGGCATACGTTCGCAACGCTGGCCTTGACCGCAGGGGTTGACATCTATACGACAAGTCAATTATTGGGTCATGCCAATATCAGACACACTCAGAGGTACGCACAAATCATCAATTCTAAGAAAGACCATGCCATCTCCCTTTTGGATGACGCATTTATCCAATAACTTAAAACAATAGATTTATGAAGCGTAACCGTAGAAATGATTGCCTTTTTTTAAAACAAGAGATTGGCAAACAAGCCGCACAAGAGTGTCGGAAATGAACGTGATGAACTTTTTGCCTTGCTGAAAGAAGCCTCTTTTACTTATCGGAAGGAAGTTATCGGTGAGAGTAAATTGTATGAACTGTATGTGGAGGATTTTCTGAACGGTCATTATTATAGTGACCACCGGGATGCCGCCGGGAAAAACCGACATCGGAAAAACATCGGTATTCTCAGAGGAATACTGACAAAACGTAAAGACCTTGTGGAGCTATTCTTCTCCAATATACTTTTTGCTCCTAACCGCATGGATGAGTTGCTTCGTCTGTTCAACACAACGAAAGCATCCTCCGGTCTGAAAGAAGAACCGGATAAGCCACGCCCTGAAACGAACCTTCCTGCCTTGTCTTTGGGTAGCTTTTTGAATGACAATCAACTGAGCCTCATTGCGCATTGTGCTAATGAGGCTCAACTTTTCACTACCCCTGTGAATGCAGGCATACTGCGTTCTCTTTTGGAAGGCACGTTGCATCAGCCGTTGAAGTCTGCCAATAACCGGTTGGTAGCTTTCTTTTTCGACCGGTTATGTCACCACCGTCTCATTCTCGGACGTTGGGAACATCTGTTGGAACAGGCCGGTTCCATATTGGGTTCCAAAGACGGCCGTCCGCTCAAACACGGCCAGTATTCCAGTGCACTTAGTCTTGCCAAGAGCAATCCAAACAGTATGCAGGAGGTAATCAGCCAATGCGTACAAGCTGTCAGAGAAATGACAGAAAGAAACACAACGGATAACAAGTGACACAGAAAAGGATAACAGTTCGGATAACACTTCCGAACTGTTACTCTCCTTTTTACAAGCATTGAAAAACACATATCTACCTTTGCCCCGAAGCGATAAAGTTTCGGGGTATCACTCCCCCATGTCTAACTCAAAAAAGAATACAAAATGAACCAACAAGAAGAAAGAAACTGTGTAGCGGTGTCCTGTTCATCATGTTTCCTGAAGCTTAGTATGCTCCAGAAACAAACGGAGAAGATTGAAAATATGCTGTTTTGCATCAAGAAAACACTCAATTTCAAAGAAGCCTGCCTGTATATGGGGCTGTCGAGAAGCCAGTTGTACAAACTTGCCAAGAACGGGCATATCCCCCACTACAGACCGTCCGGTAAACTGTTGTATTTTAACAAGCAGGAATTGGACGAATGGCTCTGCCGGAACCAAGTAGAAGAAACCGAAAAAAACTGTCCAAAGGAGATGCCGGACAGCATGAATGAATGTGTTGAACCCGATAAACAATTTGCATCATGACAGAAGCCGGATTTCTTGAAACACTTAAACGGGTAGAAGATGTGGCCGTCATCCTGACCCGAATGGAAGATATAAACGTAGTATTGGGCAAGATAACCACCATTGAAGCCTTCATTGATCGTTTCGGGACGCTTGAAGCCTTGATAGAGCGTTTTGAAAGCGTGGAGAATCAACTCTATTACCTGAAAGATATGCTGAATATTGATGAAGCCGCCAAATACCTGAATATCTCCAAAGGGCATATGTACCGGCTTACCTCCAACCGTGACATATCCTACACCAAACCGAATGGCAAGAACATCTTCTTTGAAAGGAAGGAACTGGATGAATGGAAACGGCGCAATCCAGTCCTTTCACAAAGGGAACTGGAAAGACAGGCTGCTATAATGACCGCCCATGACCACACCGGCAAGCCCAACCATAAAAAGAAAGGGGGAAAGCCATGATACCGACCCACCTGCTTCAAACCGGAAATGACATAGATCGTTCGGTTTATGAACAAATCCTGCAATTCATCCGCCTACGTGTCACCGAGACCTACGCTTTTCCGCCGGAAATTGTCCGTGTCGATGACATAACCATTGCCACGCTCGGCAACTTCAGTGCTTCGGTCGGTAAGCCCAAAAGCAAAAAGACTTTCAACATCACGGCAATTGTGGCTGCAGCGTTGTCGGGCAAAAACGTGTTACGCTACAACGCACATTTGCCGGAAGGCAAGCACAAGGTGCTTTATGTAGATACGGAACAAAGCAAATGCCATTGCCACAAGGTGCTTGAACGCATCCTGAGACTGGCCGGGCTACCTACTGACCGTGAAACGGACAACCTCGAATTTTTCATGCTGCGGGAATACAGCCCCAAACAACGCCGACAGATTATCAACCATGCGCTGGCTTCCGATCCGGGTATCGGTTTTGTTGTCATTGACGGCATCCGTGACCTCCTGTATGACATCAACAGTCCCAGTGAGTCTGTTGATTTGATAAACGACCTCATGCGCTGGTCAAGTATGCACGACCTCCATATCCATACAGTATTACATCTGAACAAAGGAGATGACAATACGAGAGGACATATTGGCACAGAACTGAATAACAAAGCGGAAACCATTCTGCAAATCACCAAGAGCCAGTTTGACGGTAATATCAGTGAAGTAAAAGCCATGCACATTCGTGAAAAGGAGTTTGAGCCGTTCGCTTTCCGCATCAATAACGATGCCTTGCCTGAACTGGTGGGAGAATACTCGTTTACACAAGAGCGTAAGGGCTTCTGCGAATCCATTTCCGATGTACAACACGCCCAGGCTCTCAGGCTGGCATTCAGCGAGGGGGACATAACCGGATACAGACCGCTTATCAAAGCGCTCCAACAGGGATATACCGAAATCGGCTTCAAGCGTGGCCGGAACATCTGCATTGAACTGAACAAGTATCTGATGGGGCGTGGCATTATCGTGAAACAGGATAAGAGCTACCATTACAATCCGAAGGTGCTGGAGTATAGCGGCTGTACCTCCGATAAAGAGGTTTAGTTTAACGTCGGTGTATATATAAGATAAACTTTATTAAACCCGAATAGAAACACAAAAGTTATTATGAACATAGCCCAGACCAAACAAATAGATATTGTGGACTTCTTGAAAGCAATCGGTTGTTTCCCTACAAGGGAAACCGCTTGTGCGGCATGGTTCCGTGCCCCGTATAGGGAAGATATGACACCTTCATTCAAAGTCAATAAAAATCGGAATATCTGGTATGATTTCGATGCGCCCATATAGGCTACACAATAAATATCTCTATGGCAAGAGATTAGGTTAGAGTTCAACAGACCTATCCTCAACGACTTAGCTGGAGGAGAAATCCAAAGGTGACAAAAGCATGTCGGTAAAGTCATTAGTCAGCTAAATACCAAGCTGCGACTGCATGGCGAGAGGAAAAGACAGACACAAGGATGAAGCCTGATTGGTTGAACGATAGTTCTGCTGCACACGTACCAGCCCCGACGAAAGGTATTTGATTCACGTCGGGCTGAAGCACCCCATGTAAACCGAAATTACAATGGAGCAGGAGCTGGCTTCAGAGCAACCACAATAAGTGGAATAGGAACGTAAGTCGCATCCGACAGTCTGCCGAGCCAAACAGTTATTGTGAAAGCAAATGGGGATTCCCTAAATCAGAATGCCGTAAGGCTATGGGCATAGGACCCTGAATATCTGACATGGGAACGGAGCTTCCGTAGTAGTCCGAGCAAGGGAAAGCCTTGTACATGGCGAAGGGAAGCAGTTAGATAACTTAATACAAATAATGGAAAATGTGTGAGACATTATGAGAAGTCCTGAGCAAGTATTAAAAGCTTTAAACAAGCATGGTAAAGTTTCGGATTACAAGTTCGAAAGGCTGTACCGTATCTTATTCAATGAGGAGATGTTTCATGTTGCTTACCAGCGTATTTACGCCAAACCAGGCAATATGACACCCGGTACGGATGGGAAAACCATCAATCGGATGAGTCTTCAAAGAATAAACAAAGTCATTGCATCTTTGAGAGATGAGTCTTACAAGCCTAATCCGGCAAAAAGGATATACATACCCAAGAAAAACGGTAAGAAAAGACCGCTTGGAATTCCTTCCTTTGAGGACAAACTTGTACAGGAGGTGGTGCGCATGATTCTTGAAGCCGTCTATGAAGAGGTGTTTGCAAACACCTCACATGGATTCAGACCAAACAGAAGCTGCCATACCGCATTGACCCATATCCAAAAGACATTTACAGGTACAAAATGGTTTGTGGAAGGAGACATTAAAGGATTCTTCGACAACATAGACCACAATGTATTGATTGCAACTTTGCGGAAACGGATTGCCGATGATAGATTTCTAAGGCTTATCCGCAAGTTGTTGAATGCGGGATATATTGAAGACTGGAAGTTTCATAATACAAACAAGGGAACTCCACAAGGCGGTAATATCAGTCCTATACTGGCAAACATTTATCTTGATAATTTTGACAAGTATATGGAAGAATACGCCCTACGCTTCAATAAGGGAAAAGAAAGACACATCACCAAAGAATACAAGCAACTTAGCGATAAGATGCAACGCATCCTTAAAAGCATCAAGAACATACAGGATGCAGATGTCAGATTACAGCTTAGGGATGAGTATGAGAAACTGAGACGTGAAAGGCAAAAGATTGAGAGCAGAGACAGTATGGATGAAACATACAGAAGGCTTCGATACGTAAGATACGCAGATGATTTCCTCATTGGTGTTATCGGAAGCAAGGCAGAGTGCGTTAAAATCAAGTCGGACATTACCAAGTATATGGAAGAAAACCTCAAGCTGGAACTGTCACAGGAAAAGACATTGATAACAAACGCACAAAAGCCCGCGAAATTTCTTGGCTTCGATGTTTCAGTCCGTAAGTCTGATGCTATCAAGCGGGACAAGAACAATGTGCCAGCCCGTTATTACAACGGTAAGATAGTCCTAAAGGTCGCCATAGAAACGGTGCGGAACAAACTGGAAGAATACAGCGCCATCAGATACAAGGTAGAAAATGGCCGACAAGTTTGGTTTGCAAAGTTCAGAGGCAATCTTATGAAGAAGAAAATCGAGGACATAGTGGCGGCATATAACTCTGAAATCAGAGGGTTCTACAACTACTACTGCATTGCCAACAACGTGGCATACGCGCTCTCAAAGTTTGGATACATCATGGAGTACAGTATGTACCATACCATTGCAGGAAAAACCAATAGCACTGTAAGCAAAGTCATTGACAAATATAAGGTTGGGAATGACATTATAGTGCCATATCAGGATGCAAAAGGTAAATTACGGTACAGGAAATTCTATAATGAGGGATTCAAACGTAAACCACCAATGTACTATACGGAGGTAAACGACTTATCCTACACAATCGCAATTCCACAGCCGACACTTACTGAGCGATTGGATGCGAGAACATGTGAATTATGTGGAAAAGTCGGACCTGTAGTCATGCGTCATGTCAGAAAGCTAAATCAGCTTAAAGGAAAAACTGAATGCGACAGGCTGATGCTTGAAAAGCATAGGAAGACATTGGTTGTCTGTGAAAAGTGTTATGCCAAAATACACAGCCATGCTAAATAAAGTCATGTTATCAACGGAGAGCCGTATGCGTGGAGACATGCAAGTACGGTTTGGGGGCAGGTACGGGAAAACCTACTGCCGAAAGGCAGTAAGGCGTTCTGTACCGAGCCTACGGGACGGTACGTATGGCAGGGCGGTGGATCTGGTCATGCGTGTGGAAAACTGCTCCTTTCCGCAGGCCATGAAGGAACTCGGAAAGATGAGGACCTCCCCGCAGCTTTCCATGCCTTCGATACGGAAACCGGAAACGGTGTCAGGAAGGCTTCCGGCAGCCGCCCCGATGACCGTCCTGAAGGTCATTCCCGTTCAGAACAGGCATCTGCTTGACTACGCCGCCTCACGTGGCATTGACGGGGAGATTGTCCGTAAATACTGTGTGGAGGTCCACTACTGTTTCGAGAGGAATCCGCGTGAGAAATACGCGCTCGGATTCGCCAACGACCACCGGGGTTTCGAATTGCGGAACAGCATGTTCAAGGGGTGCGCCTACGCCAAGGATATTACCTGCATCAGTGAAGGCAACAGGTCCTGCGCCGTTTTCGAGGGCTTTTTTGACCTTCTCAGTTTCAAGCAGTACGCAAGGGAGCATCCGGAGATGCCCGCACTTGGAAAGCTGGACGTGTGCGTATTGAACTCCACGGCCATTGTGGACCGTTCAAAGGATTTCCTTTCAAAGTATGAGAAGGTGCACGCCTTTCTCGACAACGACGCCCCGGGACGCGGGGCACTGGGAAAGATACGGAGCTTCCTTCCTGAAGACGTGATACTGGTGAACGAGTCGGAACGCCTGTACCCCAGGTGCAATGATTTTAACGAATTCCTGCAGAAGACCGGGTGTCCGGCAGCGGGACATGAAATATGAAGAGCAAAAAAACAGAACGATGAAAACATTTGAGGAAATATACCGGGATGCGGCAGTCCGGAACGGCTGCAATGCCGGGAGAACGTTTGCGAGGGTCATGTTCGAGGAGGGCATGAGCCAGAACCTTGAGCGTTGCATGGACAGGGCCGCCGGTTCCCATACGGGCCTCATGACCTTTGCCGGATGGTTCGGAAAGCGTCTGGCCAGGGAATCTGTCAGGTGCAATGCCGCCCGCGTGAACTTCTCCCAGGACATAACTATAGAAGGCAGGAAATACACCACCCGGTTCGGTACGGTCACTTTCTGCACGGAGGAAAAGAAAAGCCTTGAGGAACATGCGGAAGAGATTGCCGGAAGACTGCTGTCATCCGGCCCGTCAGATGACCTGAAAACGTTGTTGAAAGAAGCCGTACTGACCGGCTACGATTTACAGAAGGATGATTTTGATGAGGATTAAACGATCAGGCATGAAACTGAACAATGACATACCGGATAAAATCATGGAACGTATCCGCAAGCTGATGCGTCTGAAGGAGTCCACCACTTCCGAAGGTGAGGCACGGGAAACCGCCCTAACATGCTGCCATGACGCGCTTATTGACAAGTACCTGGAAAAAATAGGAACCGGCACTTCAAAGGCACATCCGAGAAAGACCGGAACCGACCGCTCCGCGTATTACTCAGGCATGGGTGACGGCAGGAACATCAGTCTGAACCGGCAGATAAAAGGAGGTGGTATATGACAGTATTGTGGATATCATTTGCGACCCTGTATGCACTGGGCATGCTGTGGCTTGCGTATCAGATCAGGACCGCCCCCAGTGATCTGGATTTATGGGGCGAGGAAATAGAATAAACCGTTAAAATCATAATAGTATGTACTTTATACATTATATACAGACTTATGCGTCGGTCAATAGGAAAGGCAGCGAGCTCCAGAGCCATATCCTGAAGTTCAAGGACTGCCTGCTCAAGGACCGGAACGCACTGGATGATCTGAAAGAGGAGATTCATTGCCGGATAGAAGAACTGGATGCCAGGTATCCGCGTACCCAACCCCTGCATTTCGATGCGGGAAACGATTCCGGAAGATGGTACATCCATGTGAAAGGAAAGCCGGACAATCTTGTATGCATCATCTCCATTGCAAAAGTGAGGAACCTGCTGGGAAAAGGCATAGTTTCCTTTCCCGGGAAAGACAAGGACGGAGAGAAAGGATGAGGAACACATACTGGTTTGCCGTGGACTATAACGGTACGGGACATCTTTTCACCTGTCCTCCCGAAAGGGACACGGGGATGTGGACCGGCGAGGAAGCCCTTTACATCCCCAAAGGACAGTTCGGAGAGATATTTCCGCGAATCACCTGGCAGGACGCGCCGGTGGTGGTGACCCTGGAGGTGCTTCCCTGCGTGGAGACCCGGCGGCTGCGTCTTGTCAAGCGCTGCCTCCATCTTCTGCGGAGGCATACCGGCAGGAATCAGTCAAAGGATATGGAGGATTCACAATAACTCCCCCTGATGGTAGATGTATTAAGAAAGTTGAAGCTATAAATTGTATTTAATACAATAAGACCTATGAAAGCATTAACGGCATTACAATGGGCAAAAGAGGGTTATGTACCTAACGCTGATGCGGTAGGTGAAGAACGTTGGACTAATTGTTTTCACGGGCAGAAAGCAACATACTACAAAGACAACGAAGTTCACAAAGACTCTGAAACTGCAAAGGACATGCTTAGAGCTAAACGAAAAGAGCACAAAAAAGCATCAGATAAAAGGGACGAGAAGCGAAAAAAAAACATGGCTTATCGAGAGAACATGAAAACAGAATGGCAGTGGCTCCAGGAAGGTAGGATACCGAATCCGAATGCACGGTGGGAATATGGCGAGATTCTGAACAATACATTCAACGTGTGCAGTTACGGCAGCAAATATTGCTATTGTCATATTGATGAAACACATATACCCAAAGATAGTGAAGAGCTACAGAAAGCCATTTTTGATTTTCAACGGAAATAGCTGGATATGACTATAAACGATATAGAAAGGAATGAATTATGAATAAAAGAACAATTCAAATAGATGTTATCGGTACGATAGAAGAAACTGAATTAATGAAATGTAAATTGTATGTTGATGGTCGTGTGTGTGTAATCGGAATGTCACGATATGACTATGAAGAGTTAATGCGAGAAAAAGTGTTTATCCGGGATGGTAAGAGCGTTGATTCTGCTGGTGTGATAAACACGACTAACACTTTCGTTGAAGATGATTAATATTAAATTAAGAATGAGTATAGAACAAATTATATTCAACCTTCTCAATAAGAACGCTCATACATGGGTTAGATATTGGCAACAAAAGGAGATGTCAGGTTTAACAATGCCCGGAGAATATATTGAGATAAGGACTTTTTTCTTATCAGGCATCGAACTTTCTGATTTTTTAGAAGCCGGATTCAAAATCAATAAAATACAATCTCAAAAAATAGATGCAGATGCCTATTGTGACATTCTGCTAAATAAAACCGATTAAAAATGGAAATACAAGGAAAAGTTATCGCCGTACTTCCCATAAAGGATGGGGTCGGCAAAACTTCCGGCAACGAGTGGAAGAGCCGGGAGTTTGTCCTCGAGACGGAGGAAAGCAGACCGCAGAGCCTGTGCCTGCAGCTGATGAACGCCAACATCGACCGGTATGCGGTTGAAGCCGGCCAGACTGTGCATGTGAAATTTGACTGTTCCGCCCGCCAGTGGGAGAACCGGTGGTTCAATACCCTGACGGCCTGGGAGGTGACCGTCATCAAAGCAAAGGAGGCATGAGAATGAATACGGGAAAAAAGCTGTTTCTGTGTGCGGGACTGCTGGCATTCTTCCTGTCGGTATCGGCACAGTCCTACTCATTGCGTACCAATGTGATCGGTCTGGCAACGACCAACCTGAATCTGGAGGCTTCCATGACGCTGAACCGTAAATGGTCACTGCACCTGCCCGTGCAGTACAACCCGTTCAAGTTCGGCCGCAACCGGCAGTTCCGCAATTTCTATGCGGCCCCCGGAGTACGCTACTGGCTGCTGGAAAGCTACATGGGCGGATTCATCGGCATGTACGGTACGGCCGGCACCTACAGCGTGGGGAACCTGTTCGGCAACAAGTACCGCTACGAGGGGGAAGGCTACGGAGTAGGTTTAAGTATCGGGAAGGCCTACCAGATAGGCAGGCGCTGGAACCTTGAATGGGAAGCCGGTGCGGGTGCCGTATGGCTGGCTTATGACAAATATCTGTGCAAACGCTGCGGGGACCTTGTCGGACAGGAGTACGGCTGGCATTTTCTTCCGACCCGTGCAGCTCTCAATGTCGTGTATCTTTTTTAAGCGGGAAGGATGAGGACTACAAAACGTATCATACCGTTTGCACTGCTCTCGGGCCTGCTCCTTTCCTGCGGATCGGAGCACCGTCTGGCACGCGTGCGCATTTCGCAGCCCGGGGTGAGGGAGGCGACAACGGATACGGCCTGCAAGGTGCCGGAACAGATAGCATGGACAGACGACAAGGGTGAGCGGCATATCGTCACGCGGGCCGAGAAAGACAGCGTGACCGGTGAGGAGATCACTTCCGTGGAACTGTCCGAAATTACCGTTATGGCCAGAAGCAAGCAGGTGGCTGAACGCAACGGGAAGATAAACCTGGATTTTGTCGTAACGGTTCCGGGAGAATTGGTCAGCAACAAGTGGCAACTCCAGCTGGCCCCGGTGGCCTACAAGCCTTCGGATACGTTATACCTGGACAGGATCTTCCTTTCAGGGGCTGACTTTGCCAAGATGCAGAAAAGAGGCTATATGCGCTACCAGGCGTTCATCAACTCCATTATACCCGACAGCCTGTACCTGCAGAAACTGTTCGATGGGAAAGGCTACAGGAAGGCGCTGGCCGAACTGGAAGAGGAATACTTCCAGGCCTGGAAGCACGAGGTGCTGCAGAAAGAACGCTGGATTGACTGGTCGGACAAGGCCAATGCCCGGTTTGCCCTGTTCAACTGGCGTGTCGAGCAGAACCGGAGAGCCATCGCCGGCTACAATTCAATCCTGGAGCATCTTCCCGCCTACTGGATGACCAGGGAGCTTGAAGGGAAATATATCCCTTCCAGATGGAGGATGTTTGCCGAAGGCGGATATAAGATCCGTACCCGGAGCATCTCCCCTGAAGATTCCGCCGTCATCACGAGGCGTTTCACCGATTACGGCAAGATGGCGGAGAACCAGAAGAGAAAGGAACAGGCCGGTGCCATGTATGACAAATATGTGCGTTTTCCGTATGAGCCGGCCCGTCTGGATACGGTCATCCGGGAAGGGAACAAGTTCGTCTATTACTACAAGCAGGAGCTCCCGGCCACGGAAAACACGAAAAGGATAGATCTGACGCTTGACGGACTGATCCTTTCCAAGGACGAGACACGTACCCCGCTTCCGCCGTCGGACACGATCACCTATTTCATATCGAGCATGGTGCAGTTCCTTGACCGGACTCCCCGCTATAAAAAGAAGATTGTCACCCGCAAGGACGAGGTAAGCCTGCGCGCATACGTGGCCTATAAGACAGGCAGTACCGAGTTCCGGGAGGAAACCGGAAACAACAGGTCGGAAATCGACAAGGTGTTCAAGGCGATACGGAGCATAAACTATACAGGAGAGTTCCTCATAGACAGCGTGCTGATGACCGCGACCTCATCTCCGGAGGGTGATGCGGGGATGAATCTGTTCCTGTCCAGGGGACGTGCGACGGAACTGAAGAAGTACCTTGCAAGACGTACGGAGGATACGGAAGGCGTTGACACCATCTTCCGCCCTGCATGGCGGGGGGAAGACTGGGAAAGGCTGCGCGGACTTGTCGCAAAAGACGACACCCTGAGACACCGGCCGGAACTGCTCCGGATCATGGAGGAAACAAGGAATCCGGACATCCGTGAGCACGCCCTGAGAAAATATCCGGAGGATTACAGGAGAATCCGGGAAAAGCATTATCCTCTCCTGCGCGGAGTGGAATTCCTGTTCCATCTCCACCGGCGGGACATGATTCAGGACACGGTTGTGATGCCGGTCATCGACAGCACCTATATGGCTGCCGTGCGGATGATAGAGGACAGGAGGTACAAACAGGCTCTTGCCCTGCTGGACGAGCACTACCCGGCAGACTATAATACCGCTGTCTGCCTCATGTCGCTCGGCTATGACGCCCGTGCGCTTGAGATCATGCGGGAACAGCGGGACACATCAGACCGGAACTACCTGCTCGCCATCCTGTACAGCCGCCTGGGGCGCAAGGAGGATGCCGTCAAGTCATATGTCAGGTCATGCGACCAGGATGCCGGCAAGATATGGCGCGGACGGCTGGACCCCGAAATAAACACGCTTATTGAAACTTATAATTGTAGATACTAA